TGTAGGAAATGCGGACACTACTGTTAGTAGCGAAGGGTTTGGTAAATCTACAGGCTCACACGTAAATTCACCAACACCACCTTCATCACCTAAAGCACCAAAAATAACATTGAAAAAAGGTGATGGATTTAAAACTATTTGGATTACTAATTCTCTTCCATATATCGGATTATTAGAGGACGGTGACAGCAAACAAGCACCAAAAGGCATGGTTGAATTAACTATGAATGAGATTAGGAGTCAGTTTAAGTAATGTCATTTGCTAGTGAAAGAACGAATATAGAAGGCAGGTTTAATACTAATTGGACTACCACTACTATTGCGTGGGGTAATGCTGATTTTGATACGCCTAACAATGCGTCATGGGTGAGATTTAATATCCTTAATGGCAATAGTGCGTATAGAGCAATTAATGGCTTAAAACGTCATACAGGCGTTATCAATATTCAGATATTCGCACCAGTTAATTCTGGCACTCATACGATAAGAGGTTATGCAGATACAATCGCAGCTATATTTGATGGACAGAGTTTTAATGATGTCGTATGTGATGTGGCAAGTATTGAGACTATAGGTGCTGATGACCGGTGGCATCAGATTAATGTTAATATTCCATATTGGAGAGACGAATGAAACAAGTAATTTTATATCCACCTAATGGTGGTAAAGAAGGTGTAACGCCACACCCTTCAAAGGTTGAAGAAATGAAGGCGAATGGCTGGACTGAGAAGTCCGATAACAAAAAAGTTAAGGAGAAATAAAGATGGCAAATCATAAAGGTTCAGAAGGAACGGCAAAAATTGGTGCAAACGCAATCGCAGAAATTAAAGACTGGTCTATATCAGAAACAGCAGAGACTATTGATGACACTACAATGGGTGATACTGCACGTACTAAGCAAGTTGGTTTAACTACTGCTAGTGGTTCAATGACTGCTTTCTGGGATGAGACAGATACAACAGGACAAGGCGCAATGACTGTTGGTGCTTCAGTTACGTTAAATCTATACCCAGAGGGTGCTACATCTGGCGACACTTACGCTACATTAACCGCTTTAATTACTGAGAAAGGTGTATCAACTACCCTAGATGGTATGGTTGAGACTTCAGTAAGTTTTGAAGCAACTGGTGCAGTTAGCTGGACTACAGTTTAATGTCTGTCTTAGACAAGGCAAAAGCACATTTTGATAAACTAGATACAAGGGCTATCGAAGTACCAGAGTGGGATACGGTGGTATATTCCACTCCTTTCACTATGGGTGAGAAGAAGTCTCTTTGGAAATTTGCTAAAGATGATGACTTTGAGTTTATGGTGAGAACATTGATTTTGAAAGCATTAGATAAAGAAGGCAATAAGATGTTTGATATATCTAATAAAATTGAATTAATGAACAAGGTATCACCAGACGTTATTACAAGAATTGTAGGTGAAATATCAACCTCTCAAACCGTTGAGGAACAAGAGGGAAACTAAAACGCGATTCCGAGTTATACGCAAGTTACGCACTTGCGAATCGCTTACATAAAACTGTCTATGAAATAGATTTAATGACAGTTGATGAGTTTCATGGTTGGATTGCTTACTTTAAATTAGAGGATAAAGATGGCAACTAACAAGATAGCAACTTATGGAGTAAAGGTTGACCCTAAAGGGGCTGTATCTGGCTCAAGCAGAGCAAGTAAAGCCATTAGAGGTATAGGTAAAGCCGCCTCAAATGTAAAAAACCAAATATTCTCTCTAAATGGCGCAATGGGTGCTTTAGGTGCTGGTGCGGTCATGAAGTCTGTTATTCAGAGTGCTTCTGGTTTAGAGAGCCTAAAAGTAAGATTAAAATTCTTAACAGGTAGTGTACATGATGCTGGAAAGGCATTTGATACTATGACAGGGTTTGCCTCTAAAGTGCCATTCGCACTAGAGGATATTCAGAAGGCATCCCCACTTCTATTAACAATCACAGATGATATTGATGAGTTAAATGGCTTGTTAGAAATGACAGGCGATATTGCTGCAGTATCTGGTCTTGATTTTGTTAAAACAGCAGAACAATTACAACGTGCTATGGCTAGTGGTATTGCTAGTGCTGATTTGTTTAGAGAACGTGGTGTAGCCTCCTTTTTAGGGTTTGAACAAGGTGTTTCTTATAGTGCTGATGAAACCAAGAAGAAACTTAACGAGATGTGGGAGAATAATACAACCACAGCTGTAGGTGCTACTAAAGAATTAGCCAAAACATTCCAAGGTCAAGTATCAATGATGGAAGATGCTTGGTTTAAGTTGAAGATTCAATTCTCTGAGACAGGTATCTTTGAAATGGCTAAAGATGTTGTATTAAGTATCACAGAGACATTAGGAGACCCAAAAACAGCACAAACAATTCAAGAATTTGGTGCTGGTGTTGTTTCTGTAGGCAAGGCTATGGGTGATGCTGTAGCAGTTATTATGGGATTGCCACCTTGGATTAGAGATACAGGTATTGTCATGGCGTTACTTGGTGGAACGAAAGCACGTCTCGTATTGGCAGGATTGACCGCTTTAGCAACTCAAATAGATAAGATAAGAGAGGCTTTTGTTGCTCTAAATGATGTTCATTCTGATTTACGAGAAAAGACTCAAATTGAGTTAATTCAATCATTGGCAGATGAAGAAGAAAAACTAGCCAAGTTAAAAAAGAATACTTTTGATACGAGCCAAGTAATGGATGCTCAAAGTTTGGCACAACAGTTGGCTTTACAAGATGCTAATAATCAAAACATACAAACTGCTAAAGATAGAATAAAGTGGCTTAAAGAAGAGATAAGGCTTAATTGGGATTTGAAAATGGCTGAGAAGTCGTTTAAGGTTTTAGAGCCTAAAAAACCTAAGCCTTCGGGTGAGGTGTTCAATGTTTATGACTTTACTAAAGGTGGCGAGGCAGATAGTAGACTTGAAGGTTTTGTTAAGACAATAGCTAAATATAAGAACTCTATTTTAAAACTTACCAATGTGATGACACCATTACAAAAGATTGAAAAAGAGCGTGATGCGATTATTGCTAAGTTTAATGAAGAGTTTAAAAAAGGCAATATTCTTAATGTTGAAAGAGAGACTGGAATTAAAGCAGTAACAGACGCATATACTGAGGCTGTCCAAAAAATGGAAGATGCCGATATTGATAAGAAAGTTGCTGATATGGCTAAAGGTATGGAGGACTCTATTACTGAGGCTATTATGAATATGGGCAAGGGTTTAGGCTCTTTCAGAGATGTTATTAGTTCAATATTTGACGATATAGCCGCAAAAGTGATTCAAGCCAACATATCATCTCCTATTGCTAATGCTATATCTGGTGCTATTGGAAGTCAAGCCAAAGGTGGTGACCCCTTTGGTGATATATTTAAGAACATGTTTAAGGCAGAGGGCGGTACTGTAAATGGTAATCAGCCTTATATTGTTGGTGAGCAGGGTGCTGAGTTATTCGTTCCAAATAAGACAGGTACTATCGTTCCTAATGGAAGAGGGGGTGGTGGCAATGTAACTAATATCAATGTTAATTATTCTCCACAAGTTAATGCTTTAGACCCAAGAACAGCACAAGCTGTAATTGCTGAAAACGCACCAACAGTTGTAGGTATAGTAAGACAAGCATTTAATCGCAATGGTAAGGCGGTGGCAATATGAGTTTTCCCACATCTCCAACAGCCAGTTCAATTAAGATAACTGGCATTAGTCCAACTCTTACAAGTGTTACACATTCATTAAAGAGACAAGCACGTTCTCGTGGTGGTCAAAGATGGTTGATTGAGGCTGGTTATCCACCAATGACAAGAGCAACATTCGCACCATTATGGGCATTTGTTAATGCTCAACAAGGGCAATATAATACTTTTACTTATAAACCGCCTATATACAAAGATTCAAGCGGTACAGCAACAGGCACGTTGCTTGTTAATGGTGGTGATAGTGCTGGTGATTCATCTATTGCTTGCGATGGTTTGACGGGTACTCTAAAGGCTGGTGATTTTATTAAATTTGCTGGTCACGATAAAGTTTACACATTAACCACAGATGCTACAACAACATTAGCAATTGAGCCACCATTAATGAGTGCGGTTGCTGATAACGAAGCTGTTACATACAATGACGTTCCATTTACTATGGCGTTTGTAAATGACAAACAAGAAATGAGCGTTAGTGAAGATGGTTTTGTTAAGTATGGTATTAAACTAATTGAGGTTGTGTAGTGGATAGAGGCTCAACGTCAGCATTTCAGACAGAGGTTGTAAAACTTCAGAACAGACCTGTTCATTTAATAGAAGTTTACTTTGATGATGAAACGGTTTATATGACTGATGCTTTTAAAGATATTAGTTATAATTCAAACACTTATACGGCTGTTGGTCATTTTATGGGCTTCTCTGATATTGAAGAAGCTGCAGAAGTAATTGTTTCAAGTGTTACATTGTCATTAGGTGGTATTGACCAAGTATGGATTAGTCGTGTATTAAACAAGGCTTACATTGATAGAACTGTCAAAGTATATACAGCCTTTTTAGATGATTCACAAGATTTAGTTATTGACCCAGTATTAATCTTTGAGGGTCGAATGGATACACCAACGATTAGTGAAGACCCAGATGCTGGAACTTCTTCAGTTAGTGTTACCGCTACTAATGCTTGGGTAGATTTTAGCCGTACAACTGGCAGACATACAAACCACGAAGAACAACAAATTCATTTTGCTGGTGACAAGGGTTTTGAATTTGCTTCTGAAATTGTAAGCGATATTCAGTGGGGTAAATCGTGAACCCATCAAGTGAGATAGCATTACATAACTACGTTCAAGAGGAAATTGGTAAGCCGTTTAAATTCGGTATTAATGATTGTCCGCTATTCGTTGCTGGTGCTATTGATGCGATGTATAAAACATCTTTAAGAGATGAATATACTGGCAAATGGAAAAGTCAAAAGTCTGCTTGGAAATACGCCAAAAAGCATGGTGATATATCTGAACAATTAAAATCTAAGGGTTGTATTAATATAGAATTAAGCCATATTCAATCGGGTGATATAATTGTTATGGAACAAAGATTAGCACACGAGAAATATTGGCGTTCAGTCGCTGTATGCTTAGGCTCAACAGTTGCGATTGTTAGAGATGATATTGGCGTTGATATTGTGACGATTAACCAAGTTCCAAACTTAACCGAGGTATTAAGATGGCAGTAACGGCAATAGCGGTAGGCGCTTCTTATGCTGGTGCTGCGGTGGCTACTTATGCGTTTGGTGCTGCTGCTTCTGCTACATTCGCTTATATAGCAACTTCTGCGATAGTTAGTATTGGCATCTCAACATTAGCTGGTAAAGCCTTTGGAGTTGGTCAAGGTCAAGATGCTTCTGATTTTGCTGGTGATATTGCTTCTGGTATGCTTGTTAATAAGCAATCAAATAACGCACCTATTCCAGTTGTATATGGACAACGCAAGATTGGCGGTACTCGTGTATTTATTGAAGCTACTGGCGATAATAACGATTATTTACACGTTGTTTTAGCTGTTTCAGAGGGTGAGGTTAATTCATTTGAAAATATATATTTAAATGATATTATTTCAACAGATGAAAGGTTTGACGATGTATTAGATTTATATACACATACTGGTGCTGATAATCAAACAGCAGATTCAAACCTTGTTAGTGATGTAAACAACTGGACTACTGACCATAAATTACAAGGCACAGCGTATATTTATGCAAAGTTAAAGTTTGACCAAGATGCTTACCCACAAGGATTGCCAACAATTACTGCTGATGTTAAAGGTGTTAAGGTTTACGACACAAGAACATCAACCACAGCTTGGAGTGATAACCCAGTATTATGCATTAGAGATTATTTAACTAATGCTAGATATGGTCGTGGAATTGAAGCATCTCTAATAGACACAACTTCATTCAATGCTGCTGCTAATTATTGTGATGAAAATGTAACTATTGGCGGTGTTAGTAAGGCTCGCTATACTTGCAACGGTGTAGTTGATACTTCAACTGGCTCAATGGACGTTTTAAAGAAGCTATTAACGGCTTGTAGAGGCTTTTTAGTGTTTAGTGGTGGTAAGTATAAGCTAATCATTGACAAGCCAGAAACGGCAACATTTACATTTGATGAAGATAATATAACTGGCTCTTGGTCAATTAACCTTGGTAACAAAAACAGCCAATTTAATAGAATTAGAGCAAATTTCTTTAATCCAGATAGAAACTGGCAACCAGATATAGCGGTAGTTGAATCCACAACTTTGAGAACGCAAGATAATGGCTTATTGCTAGAAAGAACGATTGACTTGCCGTTTACTAGTGATATTGACCGTGCCAAGATGATTACTACGGTTAATCTTAATCAATCAAGACAGCAAATATCTTGTGAGTTTACCGCCACTATCGAGGGTTTAAAAGCTGAAGTTGGCGATGTTGTATTTATATCTCATGCAACTACTGGTTGGACTTCTAAGCCATTTAGAGTTATGAGAATATCTCTACAAGGCAATGATGAAGTGCGTATATCAGCAATTGAATATGATGCTAATGCTTATGACTTTGGAACTATCCAAGTATCAGATGGTGCACCAAATACAAACTTGCCAGATGCTACACAAGTTGGACAGCCAAACGGATTGTCAGCTACTGAAGAATTATATGTAACAAATACGTCACAAGGTGCTCAAGTTAGAGCCAATTTAAGCTGGGGTCAACCAACAGATGCGT